AGGTATGCTTGATGCTTCCTGATTACGATAAAAAGAAAATAGCCATGGAACTCAGCGGGAAAAATATTCATAAGAAAAAAAATACTAAGGCTGGACCGATGCGAAATAAATGGTGTTTTGTTGGGATGAAAAAGAGGAAAATTGAGGAGGAGGAGGAGGTGGAGGAGGTGATATAATACTAATAGGATGCTCCAAATGCTCCAAGAATCCAGGCTTAAATGAAACATTTCTTTTATTGATTTTTTATAAAACAGTTTTCTAGGAAAGTTTCAAATAAGGGTTGTTTTTTGGAGCATTTGGAGCATTTTGGAGCATCATTTAAAAACCCAAAAAATTGAAAAGTGTCCCTATTGTCATTTAGAATCATACAATTCCAAATGACAGAAAATAATGAAGACGACGGCAACCTAACAAAGCTCTTAGAAATTGTAGAGGCATATCCCGATGATGGAATCGGAGATACAATATCAAGGCGATTCAAGGAGGGAATAGAGGCGCTTGATTATACAATAGAAGAGATTAGTCATTGGAAATACTGCGGTGGTTGCCACGACCAAGAATACTGGCGCCTACTCTGGCCTAGTAGAGAGTTTCCGCCTCACAGCAAGAAATGTGCCTGCGACCAAGAAATAAAATATAACTGCTGGATAACCGCTGATAAAACTGACCCAAATGGAGATATTATAACTCTTGGTCGATGTTGTATAAGACGATTCATTCCATGTCATGGAAAAACTTGCCGAGATTGTGGAGGAGGACATCGCAGTACAATGGTGGATTATTGTTCAAAGTGTATCAAAAAGCACAAAATAGAGGCAACGCGTAATCTTAAGGCTGCCAAGGCTGCCGCAGTGATGCAAAAAAAAAGAGAGGATGTTCTCTCCAAAACTGGATGCGAAAAATGCGTAGTTGCGATTATTGAAAACGGGTATAAAAAATGTTGGTCTTGTAATCAAAAAGAAAAACATCCAACAGCCGTCACTGCTGTTAGCAAGTGCCAAAAATGTGTAGAACAGAGAAAAAAAGGGTATCAGCGTTGTTTCAGTTGTAATGAAAAAAAAAAACGAGCAAAAGATTGTACAGTTTGTAATGGCACTGGTATATCATATTGGAGCGATGATGTTTTTGGTGCTTGTTTAGAATGCTGCTCTTAACCACCGGATTAATTAAACAATGATTCTGGACTCATTATTTAAATAGCATTTAACAGAAAACGCTCAAAGATTAAACTGCCGTTTAAACGCAGCGATGTTGCCATCCATGGAGGTATAATCACCCCAGCTAATATACCTACTTAATGTAGATGCTTTTTTTGGGTCAGTCCAGTCTTCGTTGACACGATGCCGGGCAATGTAGGCGGCTCTCTTTTGTTTGTCCTGGTGGTCTATATAAGTGGAGGCGCCTGCGGCGCCGAAATGAACCTTGGTCCCGTCCTTGAATGTAGCGAGGAAGCGTTTGCCCTTACGAGTGGATTTAGTAATATTCATATAATATGAGAGGATATATTATATGAAGGACCCAGAGAAACAGCACGAAGCTTGGCAGCGATGGTATGACAGCCACAAAGATGAATACAATGAAATGCGCTCACGACAAAGAGATGCTAAACGGGGATACGTGGTGAATGACTCCGTTCACAGAAGGCGTGATGAGCCGCATCCCAACCCCAATGTAAAAATTGTTGTCAGAAAGGTCATGACAGCAACCGAAAAGCGCAGGCGAAAAATAGAGTTAGAATTGGAGAAAGTCGAGAGGCGACGAGCACAATGGATTATTCAAAATAGTAAACCGGACCCACAGGCTTCTCTTCTTGTCGATTCACTTTAAACATAGAGGCTTTATTTTGCTGAGTCTTGGTAGCTCGCGCCTCCTTCTTAGGCGGAGGGGCTTCCTCCTCGGATTCGCTGTCTTCCTCATAGATGATAGTCTTCTTCTTAGGCTTCTTTTTTTTCTTGACAATGATGATTTCTTCTTCTGATTCGCTCTCCTCTATTTCCTGTACTATGGGTGGCTTTTTTTTTGGCGCCTTAACTGGCTCCTCTACAACCTTGGGGACCTTGACTTTCTTTGGCGGAGGGACGACTTCCTCTACTTCCTCTGACTCCTCATCAGACTCGGGCGGCGGAGCCGCCTTCTTTGGAGGACCGTTCAACTTCTCCTTTACCATAGCTAAGACAGCCTTCTTGGTGGGGTCGAGTGTCTTATTGCCCTGTGATTTAGCACTGGCAGCCGCCCTCATTTTTTCAAAAGAGGCAATCTGCGCTGGGCTCCTCTCCTTTTTTGATTTGGGTTTAGTAAGTGGCTCGGTATCGTCGTGTGGTTCGTTGTCATCCATGGTATATATCAGTGTGAGAAAATAAAAATGGCGTAATTAAACAACGCCCTAAATATCTGGGTATAGCTTATAATGCCACTCGATATTAGCGAAGTACCCAATGACAAGTTCAAAGCTACCAAACCAGTGAAAGAGTCTATGGATAAATACATCCCTGATATTGTAGAGGGAATCTCTCGCAGGAATGGAATGATTTATTTGATGATAGGAAGTGGTGGGTCAGGCAAGACAAGTTTACTGTTGAATCAGTTTAGAAAAGGGGGGGCTTACCATCGCAAGTTTCACCACCTCTATTTGTTTACACCGGCAATCAGCTTTCAGAGTGTGGTCAAGCATCCGTTTGAGAAACACGATAAAGTGATTAATGAATTGACACGCGACAACTTGAACGAGTTGTATGATGAATTGAAATCCAGAAAGGAAGACAGAGAGGAAGACGATGATATGGAATACAATTGTGTTATTATCGACGATATGGCAAACTCGTTAAAAGAAAAAGACGTTCAGCGATTATTGAATACGATGTTGATAAAAGCGCGCCACCTCAATACGTGCTTTATATTCACACTACAATCTTACCTCTATATGCCAAAGATGCTAAGGAAGCAAACAACGTTTGCGACGATATTCAAACCGAAGAACAGAGAGGAGTGGGATTCGCTGAATAAAGAACTCATACAGATGCGCGACGAAGACGCGCGCCAATTGTTTGAATATGCTTATGACAAAGAATATTCGCATCTAGACATAGATACCATAGAGGGAAAATTGTATCGCAATTTCAATGAACTCACGATAAAGAAGCCAGGAGATATTTAGAAAGACAAAATATCGCTATACTGTAAATGGAACACATCAATAGTATTCAAATATACCTAAACTCGCGGTATGCCTCTGAAACAGTAAGCGATAACATAGCAAACAGTATTTACTATTTGCCTGTGATTGAGATTCCAGATGGCCATCACATCTACCTCTCACTCCAAACCGCCAGTATCCCGTACTCCTTCTATTCCATCAGCGATTTCGATAACACCTTCATCTTTGGTCTCGTTGGGGACCCCGCAACCACATATTATGTACAACCAGGAAATTACACAATAAACCAACTTATAGGGGTAATCGAAACAGCAATGGGCGCATCGTATACAATAACGTATAGCAGTATAACCAGTAAACTCTTGATTACTCATGCGACAAGCAATTTTATAATATATGCCTCTACAATTAATCACATCCTTGGATTTAGTAAAACAACGAATACTACATCGGCTGCCAACCTCCTCTATGGAAGAGATTGTGTAAATCTGAATCAAATCCGCGCCATCAATGTAGAGGTAAACTTTCCGACATATAATGTCAATATAGCGCAACCATACAATCAGAACATCCTGGCAACAATACCGGTGTATGTTGCGCCATTTAGCATAATCACCTATACCAACCCCAATAATTTTAGAACCAACCTCTATGTGAATAAATTAGACCAAATCCAAATCCGGCTTTTAGACAACGAAGCGAGACTATTAAATATGAATGGCATACAATACCAAATGACGTTCCAACTAGATTGTGTGAAGTTCACCGATGAATAAAATATAGGCATACCCTATAATGATTGGCTATAAACTCCCTTTAGGAAAACAGATGATGGGCTTCAAAATGCCCCTTGGAAAAATGAGACTTGGTTCAAAGATTCCTCTATTGATGCGCCCTGTTGCCAGAGAAGTGACGGATGCCTTAGTTCGCAAAGTTTCTGGTGGTTTAGAGAGACGGGTTTTGAAACGTTAAATCTTCGGCAAAACATTTAGACAATTCCAAATGTTTTTTATCTGTGGCAATATTATAACATGATTCCCGCAAACCTCAAATTTCAGTCCAAGGTTGAGTCAGCACCCGCAAGAAGATTTCTTACGCAAATTCAGCCGCAAGGTTCTACATCCTTCGGTATGGGCGAGACCATTACCATCAATATCCCCACGCGCGCAAACACTGCTCTCATCCCCTCCGAGTCCTATTTGAAAGGCACTTTAAGTCTTTCTTGTTCGACTGCCAACGCCACTGCTGCTACTTTTGAATCAGCGGGTGTTCATGGTTTTATCCAGAGAATCCGGGTTTTCCACGGGTCAAACTTACTCGAGGACTGTGACAATTATGCCCAGTTGGCGAAAATCCTCTACGACTTCCAAGCTTCCGATGATGCGGTTAAGGGACGCCTTGCTGTTACCAGCGCAACCAACCCTCAATATAATGTTACCTCCGGAACCATTGTCCGAGGTGTAAATCGTGGTGCCACCACGGGTGTTACAACCACCGCCACCACTGTCCCCTTTGCCATTAACTTGATTTCGCTCGTAGGTGCTTTGGCTGGAGACAAGTACTTGCCGCTGTGGCAGATGAGCGCAGCTCCTCTCCGTGTTGAAATCGTTTTGAAATCATCAGTTGTAACATCTCTGATGTCTCTCGCTGGAACTGCCACTGCCCAGATTTTTTCGCTTACTGGCGTAAATTACTGCGGAGAGTTTTTAGAACTCCCTGATAGTGCAATCTCTGCTATTAATGCTGGCTCTTCTAACCCAATGCAGATGGTCTTGCCTTCTTATAGGTCGTTCACCAACAGTGCTGCCATTACCACTGCAGGAACATCAGTCAGTTTTCCAATTCCCGCCAAGTACAGTTCTCTTAAGAACCTCTTTGTCGCCACAAGAACCTCCGTGGGTGCCGATGGATTGTATCCCAACTCCCACTGCAAATATGGTCTTACCAGTTATTCTTTCAGAGTGGGTGCGGAAGTGCTACCCTCGACTCAGCCTACTACGGTCCCAGAGTTTTATTCTGAGGCTGTCAAATGCTTTGGCTCCCTTGCTGATTTGGCTTTCCAGCCCTCGGTTGATTTGGTTTCTTACGCACTAGATGTCCCGAACACCATTGCCAGTTCTGGTGATGCCTCTCTGCTTGACTCCGGTTCCTTCGTCGTTGGTATGGATATGGAAGTGTATTCCAATGCCGATAAGAGTTCCATTTTTGCCGGAACGAACACCAACAATTCCGATATCTTCTACAATGCGAATTTTACACCCGCGGGCAACGTTACCATCCTCCAAACTGCATTTGCCTCATACGACCAAGTGCTAGTCTATGAGAATGGCGTCTGCTATGCCAGATATTAAAATCTCAGCGGAATCTATAATGCCCAAAGGAAAAGTCCATTATTTACCAAGCGGTAAGATTTATCCAAGTTTTATGCCGACTCACAAAGCGGGAGAAGGCCGTCTGATGACGGGTTTAACACATACTGCAAAAAGTCAGTATCTAACACATAAGAAGCCGAAATAAACATTTATAATAATAATATAGTGTTATTATAAATGAACCAAGAAGTAGCAAAATTATGGCTCTATGGAGCAAATGTAGAAACTACAATATCCCAAATAGGAATACGAAACTCTACCAACACGGAATACACATTTTTTGTAGATTTGCGACTGGTTTTAGGCGAAACAATGTTTCAAAAATATGAGGCATTCAAAGTATATTTTGGGTTTGTAAATCTGTCAACAGGAAGCGTAGGTATTGACACGCTATTTGTAAATGGATTAAATCTAATTCCAGCGTCATATCAGGGCAAGCAAGCAGGTTTTAATACGGCAATTGATATTTTCAGTCAATCAGTTCAACAGCTTGACCCCTTTAGTCTCGGTGGCAAAAATGCTAATATACAAGAGTTTGTAATGATAAAACCAGATAACGCAAAAATAGAGC